TCGGAGCCTGTTAGTCATCAGTGGTGTCAGCAGTCTATCAAAGACTACCTCACTACGCGACTCGCGAAGACTCCTATTTCCGAGTCTATTCACTTTCGTGATCAGACAGAGAACCAGGAGTTCGCTCGTCGAGCTTCCCATACTCAGTCGCATGTGACGGTTGATCTGTCATCTGCGTCTGATCGTCTGAGCTGCTGGACTGTAGAACGCTGCTTTAGGAGACTTCCGTCTCTTGTAGCTGCTCTACATGCCTCGCGGACCAGATGGGTGGTTAACACCATCGATCGCAAATCTCCCAAGTATCATGTACTGAGGAAATTTGCCTGTATGGGTTCAGCATGCACCTTTCCTGTCCAATCATTCGTATTCTCTATACTCGCGATTTCTTCTGTCCTCTATTCTAGAGGAGAGAGAGTCACGCTAAAGAGCGTACGACGTGTTTCGCAGGAGGTCCGAGTCTTCGGTGATGATATTATCATCCCCTCAGACTCTTGGGTAGTGCTTCAGGGATTGCTACGTCACCTTGGTCTCAAGGTTAACCACTCGAAGACCTACGAGAATGGAAAATTCCGTGAGTCTTGTGGTCTGGATGCGTATGATGGTCACGATGTGACCCCTACGTATACCATGACGTACCCTGATGCGTCCCGACCAGAGTCGATTGTGAGTGCGGTTGCAACTCATAATAACTACGTATTAAGTGGTTATTTTGCTGCAGCTGACTACACAGCATCGGCAGTGCGTAAACTTGGCAGACATGCCATTGCTTACGTTCCGACCGGCTCTGGTCTCTTTGGCTGGTTCGATCACGGACTCGTCGGAAATTCTCATCTAGAATCTAGGTGGAATCCCGACTTGCACCGACTCGAGTATCGAGCGGAAAGGGTGGTTACCCGATCTGCCCGCATTCCAGTCGAAGAGGACTCGACGTTGCTTCAGTATTTTACTGAAGCCCAAACGCCACCGCGTCGAAGCGGTGAACGTCTTGGAAAGATGTCGAAAAGTGCGACTTCTATACGTCGTGCTTGGGTGAGCTTAGAGGGGTAACCGGATTTCTTCCGGCCCCTCTAGGTTTGTGGGTTTGCTACGCAAGTTGCAAATCCTCTGTGGGTTTGCATGCTGT